GGACATAAAGGGAAAATTTTATGTTGCAAAAATGTCACACTTTTTATAAAGCATTGATTTTATTAGGTTTTTTAGGGTCGTATTCAGGTGGGAAAGCTTGAGCGGGCGGCCTTTGCGGCCAGCTTTTCGCTCACAACCTTGCTGTTGCCTTTGCGCTCGTAACTTTCCCGCCCCTTTTTCGTTCGCAACGGATTACTAAACCGTTTTGATGCCAATGATTTCAATGGGTTAGCGCGGCTTGTGACATTTTCTGTGACACTCGCGCCCCTTTTGAGGCGGGCGGCCAAGCGGAAGCCCCGCGGGGGGTGCGCGCCATCCGCTCCATCGACTTTGGGTATTTCAGATTTTTGCATCATTTTGAAACAGGCCTTTGAGGGTGAGGGTTTAAGGATTATCCCTGTTGAGGGCGACCAGCCCGATTCAGGGATTAAGGGCTAAGATAGCCTAAATTTGGGAAGGGGGAAAGAGTGTAGAAGGTGCTCAATCGACAACATTGTGTTCAAAGAAAAAACACAAGGTGCGTTATCGGTAATAACAAGGCCAAAGAAACGAGCACCTCCTGAAGAAGAATTTTGTTATGATTATTTTGGGAGGGAAGTTTTGAAAGAAGACACACACATGAGAGTGATTATCTGTTTCTTTGGCTTTCATACCTTTATGAGATATGAACTGGTTTAATTTCTTGGGGGTTAAGTTTTAAGATTTAAGGTTTAAGTTCTAAGGGGAACAAGAAGCATAGCTCCGCGGGTTGACAAGCTCAAGTCTTTCATGTAGATTCTCTCACCTTACTATCCTCCTTCATGCTTATTCATGATTGGGATAGATAAGGAGAGGTTAGGGCAGGGTCAAGGATTTATTAACTGTTATTTAAAGTTGGGTTAAGGTTTATCATTATTAGGTTAAGGTTTATGACTATAAGGGGTAGAAGCGGTATTAAGGAAACTTTCAAGGATTATTAAGGTAACATTAAATTAACCTTAAAGTCTCTATAGGTTACCTTATATATATATACCCCCTTACCCCCTTTAGGTATGAACCCAAAAGAAACCAAAACCCGCGAACGGGAAAAGAAAGAAAAATCTTCGAGACGGAGGGGTTTTAAAAAATCCTTTAAAATCAATAGTTTACTGATTTCTTCAGTGGGGATTTTTTTAAGTTTTCTGCTTGTGTCTTGTGTGTCTACCCTAACTGCAGGTTAGTCTTTACTTAGAATGCTCTTCTTTGGCTCATATTTGGCCGTGGAGTGGCATTGAGTACCTGTATGGTATTTACCTAGCCAAAACACAAGAACCGCCTCCAGACTCTTTAAAAAGCCAAACAGGCCTATGTTGCTTATTTACAACATGTGAAGAAAACCAGTTTTGCACCCCTTGACATCAAACTGTGACATTTTTGCAACAGTTTAAGAGGCTGATTTTCCCCGAATTTTTCTTGACGTGATATTTTTGCAACATGAGGCACTTTTAAATGACCTTCTTCACCATGGATAGGCTTGGGGGCTTGCGTCCGACAACATGTAGCATGAATTTTTTAAGCTCCTCATCAAGAGCTTTCTGGCGCATATGCGCTGCGGCCTTGTCAACATCTCGCGCCATGACATCTGTCCAATAATGCACCGCAAGAGCGAGAGCATCCAGCCGGTCATCCTTGAGGAGCGAACCGCGCTCTCTAGTGATGCGCGTGAGTTGATAAAATAAACGATAGCGGTTTTGATGCTCGGGCAGATAGGCTTGCGTGGATTTGAAGTCCTGTTCAATCAAGGAACGGTCAACGATTAGCCGATGCTGATTGAGAACGGGTTCAAGTGTATCAACAATCCTTTGTTCTTTTTGTCCCTTGCTTCTTTCACTATCGGATATTCTACAGGGGTGAATACGCCCCATGACGGGACTAAGCAATTTATTGAACATACCATCCCCAAAGTTGGGTTCGATGATAATCTCATTGACGCCGTATTCCTTGGCCTTGTGCGCAATATGTTCTAGAACTGCATCCTCATAGCCACGCCTATCTCCACCAGCATCAAGGAGAAACAGGCGGCCATTCAAGGTTGCAACAATTGCCCAAGTGGTCTCATCCGCACCACGTCCTGACGGGTCAATAGCCATGACCACGCCACTATAAGGTTGCCAGTCATCCTTGGAAACCATGAAGGGTTTATAATAGCGGTCACCATCAAAACCCACAATGGGGAGGTTTTCAAGAGCACAATTCCGGTCATTGCTCCAAGCCAACTCAACAGGAGCAAGCTTTTTGTCCAAATCCATCACGGTCAAATCATGTAATTTGAGTGGATAACGTTCAGCATCGGCCAGTGACGTATCCAGCATGAATTGCAAGGCAAAACCAGCTTGACCATATTCAGCCAGTTTCTCAAGAAGTGTGTGCTCATTGAAACGGCTGCAAACAGGACGTCCGACAAGCTTGGGGTTTTGGACAAGGTCATCGACAATATAAGAACCCAGCCGTGAACCATAGCGTGCCTGTTGGGCTTGTGTGGGATAACGTGCCGGAATGATACGGATTTCATAACCACGCTCGGGCAAAGAATTATAGATGCTCTGCTCGGTTTGAGGCGTCCCCAGATAAATAATCTTGGAGGTGGGTTCAGGTTTGAGAATAGCCGCAAACTCTTTGGTAAGCTCTTTTAATTTATCGCGCATTCCTTGTGTGGCTGAATTGCCCGTAACTTCAATATCATCAGCAATAATCACATCAGCACGTGAGCCGGTTAATTGGCCTGTAATGCCTACAGATTTTACAGACGGTGACTGGTCGGCACGTGCAGGGGCAACATCAAAGGAAATTTTGGAAGAACGCTGATTGTCCCGTGGTATCAAGTGCTGTAATATCGGGACTTCATGGATGAGGCGCAAGCAGAAAGTAGAAAAATCATCAGCCCTGTTTTTGGAGGCTGATACCACCATAATTTTAATTTGCGGGTCACGCAACAAAAGCCAACAGGTATAGGCGGCTGTTACCCATGATTTACCCACGCCACGGAAGGCTTGAATAACAAGTCGATTGGTCTTGGCTGATTGTAACCACTCGGCCATCATATATTGGCTTCGGGTTGGGGCGGGCAGGTTGAGATGCTTCCATAAAAGAAAAAGAAAAGTCTTGAAGTCGTCTGTTAGAGGATTGAGTGTTTTTGTTTTCTTTTGTGTCAAGATAATGAGGCCTCCTTATAAAAAGCCCGCCAAAAGCCATGAAACTTCTAGCGGGCATATAGGACTTAAAAGCTTCGTGCTTAGTTGAGGGTCATGGACATGCTTTCACGGATGGACTCATCCGCTGCATTCATCAATCTTGCAAGGGCAGCCCCTGCATCCTCACTGTCATCAATGAGCGTATCAATGCCATTATCTTTGAGGAATTTGACGATAACCGCCCAATCCTTGGCCTCACAATCACCACGCTCTAATTTATCGCGCATATCTTTAGCAATCAGCCCGTGGAGGGCTTCCAAGAGGTCACTTGGGGCTTTCTTGGTCATTCTTTTTGTTGTCATATTTGTATCGAAACTCCTTTCTTTTCATACGGTAATTGTTGAAATGTGTGTAGATTTGTAACCCCAGCCAAATTGCACCTAAGATAGGGGCAATCAGGCCAGCCAGTGAGGAGGAGGCATGGAGAAACTCCAACCACCAAGGACTTGTTATTGCCCCCGTTGCCACCCCAAAAGTGGCAATATCGGAATGATTAGTAGGTAATGTCAAAAGTCCCTCAACTCCTCATTGGGGCGTCTCGGGTTTCAGGTTCAACAATCGCTTGCCCATTCCAGATTTTACCATAGACTGTCCCGTCTTCTCGGGTTGTGTAACCATAATTGCTATCAATGCCGATAATCTCATATTTGGGAATCTGGATTTGTTCAGGGTCACTTTCCATTGAGACAATGACGCCGTCTTTATCAACAGCAATATAAAAAGGGTGCGGGTGGGCTTTCAACACTTCCACCAAATCTTCGCCCGCCCCGTTGCGTTGAACATAATATTTCACCAAACGTTCCCCATCGAGAACCGCTTCCTCAACCGGGCTGAATTTGCCAAAATTCTTCACGGGTTATAACTCCTTTCATTCTTCTTATTCTTGCTTAAAAGTCTCACCAATGGGCGGCCTGTCGCCAACCCCCACCATTTTGGACAAAGACTTGAAACTGTCGTCCGCCCAGTTTTTCGGTCGTCCCTCCATTATCGCCTCCTCCTCCCGAATATTGTTTGAGGAGAGCCGTCCCAAAATAGCCGGAAGGCAAATGTCCATTGGTGACTTCCACATAGCCCGCCACTCTTGTATCGGTCACACACCATGCTTTACGGTCATTGGCAATGAGGATGGAGCGTTGTTCGATGCGGGCATCAATGGCTTGCTTTGCCCCTATATGCCCCCATGGCTGCCAAATTGTGCCATGAATATTCCCGTCACTATTAAGGCTGGCGGCTATAGTCTTATCCATTGAGCCATAATAGATTTTACCCTTGAGTATTAGATTCCCCTGCACATCTAGCTGTAAAGAATTACCCGTATCCTCAATATAGATACGCAAGCCACCCCCCGCCAGATAGGAAAATTCGGTGGACTTGCCCCCTGCTTGAGGAATGAAAGCCACCCCACCGCCATCTTGCGTCCCATCAGGAACAAAGAGTTTGTAAAAGCCTAATTGTGTACCTTCACGGATAATATCCCCCGTCACCGTGCCACCCTCAAGCGGTAAGAACTGCGCATTGCTTTGAGTTAAAAATTTATCATCAGCTTGCATCTTGGTATAGATATTGCTGGCGTGCATCTCTCCATCAACGGTCAAATTGCCGCTGATTGTCCCGCCCGCCTTATCCAGCTTCAATGTCGGGTCAAAATTGGCAATCTGCGTTGCTGTAGCGGCAGCAGCTTGTGCTTGGGCATTGGCCGCTTGAGCCTGTTCCTTGGCCTCAAGGGCAGTCTCTGTAAAGGTTTCCACCTGCGAGACAAGCCCTTGGATTTCTTGAACAATCGCATCCACCTCTTTTTCTTCTGACCTGTACATACATTGTAGCAACATTTCATTATGCTTTTTTGCCGGTATGGGCTGCCCGTCTTGAATAATGTGGAGGGGAATTGAAGGCGTTTGTCGTCTGATGGTGACGGGCTCACCTGCTTGAGGGGCGGGGTCAATTTCTATGCGGCTGTCATTGATAAAGGTAAAAGAAGCAAGTTGCCCCCCAACTTTAACCTTGATATGACTCTTGCGTAAATAGGGAAAGGGAATATCAAACTGTTTTGTTATGCCATTACCATCATAGACGGTATGGGGTAAATTCATGGTTATAGGTCTCCTTTATCTGTTATTGTTATGAAGGAAGGGACAAGGTTACTTTTCAGGAAGAGGTGAAACAATCGCGCCAAGCAGGGCGTTTAGGGCAATCCAGTTACCAAAAGGAACTAATGCCCGCACCCCACCGCGCACCCTTTTTTGTGTGAGGCCTTTCCCTTTTATCAGGTCACTACCCACGCCACGGGTCAAATCCATTAGGGAAGTGGCATGGTCAATTGTGGGGTTGCCAAAAAGGGCATCTGTCGCTGAACCAGATGCTCTTGCATCAAAGCGAAAGCTTGAAGGCGTGGCTCTCAAAACACTATCGGCAATCATCGGCAGGATAGAAGCAGAAGCTGTGCGTGACCAACCTTTGGCAAGCAGTTTGGCAGGGTTGGATAACTCTTCCTTATATTTCTTGCGTCCCTCTTCAGAAGTGAGCAAAGGCGTTTGCCGCACCGCATAAGTGGCGACACCGGCGGCAAGCTCTGCCAAAATCAGTATCAGGGTTTTTGCATCAAAATGCTGAAGTCCCCAAAGGGTGGATTTTGTCCAAGCTCCAAAAACAAAACTTCTAAATTGTGTAAATAACTGTGCCACGGGATGAGACATCCAACGGTGCAATGCCCCATAGTCATTTTGTTGAACCAAACGGTCGGTATAACGGTTCAAAAACAAACGAAACTTGGAAAGAACATCCTCATCCCACTGATGCACATTAACGCCCACAATGCGGCGACCATCAAATTCACTATGGGCAAGGATATTGGTAAAAAGTTTCTTTAAATCTTTTTCTCCCATTCCCATTGTTGCCAATTTGTTACGGTCTCCTTTGGATATTTTGGTGAGGTCAAAACTTCCATCCGCTTGTTTGGCACTATGTGCCATATCGCTCACCTGCCGCAAAATGGCTTTGGCTGCCCATTTTTGCTGATAGGCATGGAGTTGTCGAAACAAGGTCAAATTGGCTGTCACCTTACTGCCTAAATCCAAAATAGCATCAACCTTTTGCGCAATCTTGCCACCGTGGTCTGCACCAATACGCTCATCATGAAGGCGTAAATCTCTTGGATTATAGAGGTTATCCATCCCCAATCCGGTCATATCCTGCAATTCAGCCAGCACCTTGTCGCGCGCATATTTGCCGCGCCCTACCCCTTCCACCATGCTACGGATAGCAGGGAGTTCTTGATAAGCCGCTTTCCAACCAATGAGAGAGAAGATTTTAACGGATTCCTGAATTTGGTTAAGCCCCATATTGGCCATCAACCGGATAAACTGCACCTGACCAAGGCGGCGCATCCATTGCGCCCATGCTTTCTCTTGTCCCTGAACCGGAATGGCATTGATGCGCTTCCAGACAAAATCAAGATTTTCTGTAACCTCATCCAACTCTTTTTGCCATTCACGTAAAGGTCGCCCGCTTTTACGATAGGACTCGGCAATCAAATCTTTCAATTTATCCAAATCCCCTTCAGAACGCACACCATCCATAATAATATCTCCCGTTCGGGGGTGACGAATAGGGGAGGAGGCAAAAGCCAATCGCCCGCTCATTGTGCGCATATAACGGCGATAAACAAACTCGGCATCATCTTCAAAAAAATCACGTACCCGAAAACGCATCAATGAGCCGTCCCGCATCTCAATATCGGCCTCATAATTATAGTCAAGCAAGGTACGTTTTTTGAGAAAGCGGACATCTGTCTTTGTGCCTTTAGTCTTGTTGCCCGTGAGCCCATCAAAAACCTCACCGAGTTTTTGGGACGTTATCGTGTTTTGATGCGGCATTTCCTCCATAAAAGCTTTGATAAACCTATCCCTGTCCTCATCTTGCAACGCACGGTCAATGACATTATCCATCCCATAAGCGGTTTTACGCAACCGCCTATAATAACCTTGCGCCATTTTATCGGCTAAATCAGGGTCAATGTGGGGGGAATGTCGGAAAATCGCCCGCTTGATATGCTCTTCCATAACTTCATTATGAACCAAACGGTCAAAAGCTGTGATACGTTCATGATTGGCAATCAAAGGTAAATAGGTATCCTTTGGACGGCCTTTCCATAAACCCACATCCTTTAGCTCACGCGCAAATTGGGACAAGCCTTTGGTAATTGTATCGGCCGCTTTTTTTACATGAGGGTCTGGATTTTGAGAAGGTTTGCGAATTTGTTCATTGACAAGCTGATTAAATTCAGCTTCCTTTTTACCTTTCTCAAAAAGGTTGAATTTATGAAAGTTCTGTTCTTTTAGCCAAGCGTTTTTGGCCGGAACAAATCCCTCAATGAATTGACCATATCGCCTTCTTAAATCAGCGTTATGTTTGGTATTGACACTATCAGGAATGACACTGTGAGCCCCATCAGCAGATTTTGCTCCTACAGTCTCCTCGCTTAACCACATGCCGATATGGCGCACAAAAGGATTTTGTGAAGTGGTCATTGAACCGGTAATATCAAAACGTAACTTACCGAATAAAGCTTTGCCAACATCCTCATCTCTTATGTTTGGAAGCCCCTCAACAAGGTCATCCCAGACATAAGGATTGCGCGCTGCCGATAAATTACCCCTAAGCCCAACCCTATCAACAGCTTCGCCCCCATCTTCAACGGGGTTGAGTGCCTTGAGGCTAAGACTGTTGGCTATATCAGCTTCTTGATGAAGAGCACGGTTGCGACTAAGAAACCCACCCAATGCCCCAAAACCTGCACCAAATGCTGCCGCCATCAAGGGGTCTGCATGAGGGTCATTGAACAGGAATTTTGACGTGGTATCAAGCGCAAGGTTTGAAGCACCCCCTATCGCTGCACCATAACCCGCCCGTGCCACTCGTGAGGATTGATTGGCCACTGTTGCCCAAGCCCCACCAATAGGAACAAGATTGATAGGGTCAAACAAACCCGCACCAAATCCGGCAAAGATTGCTGACCACCCCCCTTTCTCCAACCTTTGCGTGCGCACAATATCTTCTTCAATCCATTTGAGCGTATCCTGATAAGATTGCTCACTACCCGCGGCCAATAACCGTGGGTGGTAATTTTCAGGCAAACGCATCATATCATCAAGGAGTTTTTGTTCATCTTGTACCCATCTAGGGTCAAACCCTCCCAACTTGAAATGGGTATAGATATTTGAACCAATAGTATTATGGAAGCTTGCACCCACCTCTTCCCACCAATGGTCATATTCTTGAGGGGCGGCTCGTTCTTTAGCAAGTTGGCTTGTGTAAGTTTGAGGTTCACCCGCACCAAGCGGTGCGAAAGGAGCAACCTCAACAGGGGCAACCACATCACCGCGTGGGGCTTGAAATTCAGACGGGGGCGGCTTGGAAGAAGCAATCTCTTTCACATAACCACCAAGAAGCGCACGGGCTTTGTCCTCATGCGCTTTCATTTGATAGCGTACCTTGTCATCAGCCGAACCCCATGTTCCCCCATTCTTGGCATCGGACAAATGACCTTTATAAGGTGAACCCGTATTGATGGTGGCATACATTTGATAACGGTTCATCCCCGCCCGATACCCATTATCAACCAAGTAATCAGCACAAGCTTTGACCAATTCAGCGATGGATTTATCAGGGCTGTAGCCGTATTTTTTGCGCTGCGGCTCTCCCATTTGAATAAGGCCGACATGACGCCCCCACTTGGTTTTCGGCCCTGATTTCCACGCATCAAATGACCCTGCCGTTTCAAAAGAAATAACAGTCGCAAAATCCAGCGGGTCTGCCCCAATACGTGCAGCTTCTTTTATGATGGCCTCTTTTAATTCTTGGCTCACTTTTTCTCCTTCTTGGTTTGTTGTTGCTCTCGCCATATTTCCTCAAGAGCTCTCACATCGCGCCCATGATTGGCACGCCATTGTTTCCACTCCGGCGTATCCGGCGTTGCACCCTTCCTTATCAAGTCCTGCGCTTCAAAGGTTAAAAGCTCATCGTGTAGCTTATCAAGCTTTTCTTGGAGACTGGCTTTGACCCATCCTTGGGGGAAGCGTATCATTTGGGCTTGGGTTTCATTGAATTCACGCTCTAAGGCTTGACGCTGTAAGGCTTGGCTCTGTAGAGCTTTGACTTTATCAATAGCAGCTTGGCGTTTGTCTCTCTTGGCAATTTGTGCTTGATAGGCAGCTAACCGCTTTTGCTCTTTTTGTTTTCTCACCTCAAGAAGTGTCTGGGCATCAATAGGTTGCGCCCCGACAAGCATTCCTCCAAGAGACTTGGATTTGACCACAAAATGAGAACCGGAAGAATCCCGTTCAACATAAAGGTCGTCGGCACGCTCAAGCCCATATTCTTGTCCATATTGGGTGAAGCGTTCCTGGATGATTGTATCAAGGAGGGGCAAAAAATCGGGAGGCAAATCACGATGGTTGAAGATGGGGACACCATTATAGACAACCGTGCTGCGCTCAAAATCCTTGACAAGTTTGGATTTGAGGGTTTCATTATCTGCACCGCCGCGTTCGCCAAGCTGGCGTGCCTTACTCTCAATGATATGATGAGAACGCTCATCTAGCCCAAATTTCTTTGCGACATGCAGCACAACATCTTCCAAATCTTGAGGGGTTAAACGCCGTTTGAGCTTCTCACTATCAGGAAGGCCGATATGTTGAGAAGCCGCCAACAAAGCGGCCTTTTCCCCCATACCTTCATCTTCCATGGCATCCGCGTGATAATCCAGAAACTCCCGTGCAGTCTTATCACTCATCAGACTATCAAGATAAGCAGGGTTTGAGCTCTTCAAATCACGATAAAGTCGTGCAACCTGTAAACCATGTTCAACAAGGGCATCATCTTGTTTGGAAAAATCCATCGTGGTCAAACGGCTGGCGATACCATTTAATTGTCTTGCCCATTTCTCATTGACAATATTGTTGGAGGCATACCATTTAAACCGCATCTGATTTGAAGTTTTGAGAATTTGAGCCTCATCGCCACCTTGGGCGATTTGTGCCTCCTCCCATTCACGCCATTCAGCCTCTTTGCGGGCAATGGTGACTTTGACCAGTTCCTCACTTGAGATTTGCTTGACACCTGTACCTTTTTCATTGGGAATGTAACTATCTTCAATATCCTTGATACCACCCACCCTCTCCAAAGCCGCATAAGCCGCCCATTGAAGTTGCGTCCATGCGCGGTCATGGGTTTGTTTTGCCTCACGGCTTGCATCTTCTTGTACTTTGCGGGCAAGTAACGCCTCCCTGTTGGCATCTGATTGAGCAAGCCCCTTGGCAAATTGTTGAGGCGTGACTTGACGGGAAGCCTCAAACTGGGCAGCATGTTCAGGCGTTAACTCCCCATTGTCAACTAGCTTCATAAAGCTATAAAGGTCTTTCCAATTCTTGGCTTCCTCCTCCTTAACCCCTTGCTCCAAGGCTTGATTGATAAGTTTGAGGGCTTGATTGGGGTAAACCTTCATCAATGGTTGACCAATCTCACCACGCTCACTCTCAAGCAGTGTCCTCACCACATCCTCGCGCCCCTGTAGGGCGTATTCTTGTGCCAGTTGGAAGATGGTTTCATCACGTTCTTGAGGCGAAAGCGTCATGAAATCCCCCATACTGGCTGCTTTGTTGAAGATGATGGAGGCAAATTCTTGAGGAGATTTCCCGCCAAGGCTTGCATCCTCAATCGCATTGCGCAAACTATCAGTAATGGCCGAACCTATCTGCTGCTTGGTATAATCTATCTTCTGGGTCTGGTCTTGCGCGAACATTGTCTCACGAAAACCCTTGTTCAACTCAAAGAAAGCTCCCTTGGCAAGGTCATTATCCCCTAGAGAGCTTGCGAATTCCTGTTCAAGGCGGGCATATTCACTGTTCCAATCGCCAGCAGTTTTGTCAAATTCAGTGTGATAGAACTCACTCACCTTACGCCGGAACGCTGCGGAAGTTTTTTCAGCCAAGAGGACGTTGAGCGCATCTTGACGCACAAGCTGGCCATCAGCGGTATTGTTGAGTGCCTCTTGGCGCAACTCCTCCAGACTCATTTGCTGCCTCTTGGCAATCCATTCTTTGTTAGCTTGAGAGGCGGGGTCGGCTTTTTCCCGCGCATTCACCCCCGCCAAAGCATTAAGCCCTGTATTAAGCGTGGAGAGTGATTGAGCAAGCTTGGTAAGATTTGACCCCACTTCATAACGCTGTGGTTGAACATGGGGCATGGTGGGAATACCGGCCGGTTGAATGGCGGTTTGCCGCAATGCGCCCAATTGACGCCCCGTGCCAAAGAGTCCGCCGCGTCCGTTTCTTTGTCTATTTTGTGTCAAATTTATAGTGCCTTTCTTTGTTTGTATCCAGCATAGGCATTTAAACCTGAACCAAAAGCGTTGATGAGATAGGGCGCAAAAGAAGGCTTTTCAGGGATAGGTACGGAATTAATCTGATTTTGCCCTCCCAGTTCAGCCGCCCGCATCTCCCCTTTCAGATAATCACGGCTCATGCGTTGATTGAGACTCAAAGCTGCCTCATGTCGCCCTGCTTGTGCATAAATATCATGAAGCAGCGCATCAACTGAAAGCCCTGAAACACCGCCTTCACTGGCAGCCACTTCTAAAGTGGAGGCCGCCTTTGCTGCTTCAATATTGCTTTCAAATTGGTTCTGATGACGCGCTGCATCCTCTTGTTGCGCCCTAATATTGAGATTGGAATAATTAGCCTCGGCGGCAAGGGAAGCATTAATAGCATTTTGCTTTTGAATTTCCATCTGCGCCTGATATTGAGATTTGGCTGCGCTATATTCCATCATCTGCCCCGCAATACCTAATCCAATGGAGGCAATCGTCATAAAATCACACATTGTCCAGTCTTACTCCTTTTCTGTTCTGGGGGTTGATATACGGGCAAATTCAATAACGGGAATTTGACCCACGCCAAAATTCTCTCTGCGGGCAATCAGGGAAAAACCTAACCATTTGAGCCAGTTGAGGTGAACCCTGTTGCGGGCATCACACACATTGAAGAGCGTATCATAAGACTGTTCAAGATAGGCCAATACCTCCCTTGAACCTCGTAAGAAGGCCGTACGGTTTTGTTCAATAAGCCTTGTTCCTGACATGGCAATTGCCCCACATCTCAACCCAACAGGAACAACACCCAACAGCCCGATTAACTCCCCGTCAAATGTGCGCAAGGTGAGGCAGGGTTTGGCAACAAGAACCGCCAGTTGAAAATTGTGCAACGGGTTTTGACCCGATATTGCCTCAATCTCACGCCTGTCTTCCTCTCGCAACTTGCCCGCCAACTCCTGCGCATCTGCAAATGTGGAAGGCGCAACTTGCCCATGCTTAATAGCTAAGCGGGGCAACATGGCCTGTCCACCGATAAGAAAGGAGCGTGTAGGGATAACAACCCGCACTGGATAACTTCAAACGGAAATCCTCCGATTTAGCCATAATCGATACGGTTTTCTCAATCACCCCCAACACCGTCTGCCCAAACAGGGCTGTCTTTGTCCCATTCAGGGCAGCGGAAAAATTATAAAGATAAGGCTTGCGGTAATCACGTGCCAATTCAACCTTTAGATAAGCCGTCATCCCCGTTTGTAACAGGATATGGGTAATGATGAGTTGCTGCCCTGCAATCGCATTACCATAGCCACCTTGATTATTCGTGGTACGATGATGAAGTCTTGACAATAGACAATAGCTTTCATAAGCAAACCCAAGAGCATAAGCCCCCGTCACCTCACCTTGCGTATAAACCTCTGCCCCCGCATAGCGGGTAATTGTCGGCTGCAAGCCATAAGTATCATCATTAAGACTGACCACCTGCACCCCTTGCGCCTCATAGGGAAGGGTGAATTTTGTCTCATCTGTTGCAGGATTATAGATACCCGCCCCTGTGACGCGCCTGTCAAGAGCAATGGCAAAAGTTTTGTTATCTGTCCAAGCTTCATGAAGATTTAGGGCGAGTATCTCACGTGACGCGCCCCTATCCGTGATGAGGATAAGGTCTTCATCCAGAATTTTCATGGCGTCAATCGGCGCGTCAATCGTCCATTTAGCCCAGGCTGCTTGCACCTTATCTTGTCCAACCCATAACCATTTATAAAAATAGATACTCTCCGGTTCATCAGAAGAAACAAGGCCTAGAAATTTCAAATCCTCATCCGCTACCATCAAATGAACATTGTGGGGAATATAGCCTTGAACATGGTCGGTAATTGTGGGGGCAGCCTTGACGCCGCTGGATTCATCATAAATAAATTCATGCACAAAAGCCCCTGAAGGAACATCATTGACAAAGTAAAGCCTGTCACCCGCCACAACAGGTTTTACCTTTGCCGATGAGGTATGAGATAAAACCGGCTCAACCGAAACGGAAGAAGGGGTGAACAAATCCCCATTTGAGGCCAACCTAAAGGCAATGGAGGAGGTGAACAAGACTGTCTCTCCCATAAAGGGGATGCCATAATGAATATCAGATATTTCTGGATAGGATATAGACACATCCACCATATCTGTATCAAGAGGCGTGATGATACTTTCTTGAAAAAAGTTGAAAAAGTCATCATGGCGCGACATTGACACCGATTCTCCCGAAAAGAAACCCATCCGGTTCTTGAAGAATATCATCCCCTCAATAGTGCGCCCCACAAAAGAAGGCCAAGGGTTGGTTTCCAAATCACCCACTTCACGTTTTGCCCAACTGGCCTGTTTGAAGGTGAAAGTTCCATCCGCTTCACGCACCAAAAGATGCGGCATGGTGGACGCGTCCAATGCCCATGGAATGTTGGAGGCAACCGTTTCAGTCCACTTGCCTTGTGACTCCCCCTGCTCGCGGACAAATTTTACATAATAATCATCCCATTTTGTTTCCTCCGAACCGGCAATCTTCAAACCAAAACCAACAGGGGCAATACGAGGAAGCTCATTGAAATGCGTGGTTGTGAGACGGTGCGCACGGCCTTTATCAGAACCACTGCCAACTTCAATATCCAGTGTAAAATCCCCTCCATCTTTGCGCTCTAAATAAATAACATTATTTGAAAGCCAGATATTCATAAAACTTCCCACTGTCTCCTGTAAGTTGGAATGGGAAGTGGCATTCCCTGAAGGCGGCGGCGTAACCCCAGGAATTATAGGAAAGATTGAATTGGGGTTGGCAGGAGGATAATAAGGCTGCATTCCTGCAACCAATCGGTAGGCAATGGCGCGGGGGCGTGTACCACGTTCTGTCTCCCTTGCAACATGCTCATTACTTACAGGACCTCCGGAAGTTTGATAATGTGCCTTGACCTGCCCATCAATGCTCACAATATAATCTGTATGATAATCGCCTTGAACAATATGGATAAGGCCACCATTGGGATATTTGGGGGATAATTCACTAGAGGCTTTGACCTGTCTTTTTTTATTGAGAATAAAAGTATGGTCGGCCACACTCAACGCCTCCAAGCTTGTAGCATCAGCCCCCGCCAAATAACCCATCCCGTCCGGCATATTCACTTGTTTTTGATTGCCCTCCAAATCATGGACTTCAATTCCTTCAGGTGAGATTGTCACGACATAACGTTCCTGATTATCACGCTCTATCAGATGAGTGATACTGTTGGCGGGCTTCTGTGAGGGAATAACACCCCGCAACATTGTTGGATTGCGCCGAACCAAGCCCCGCGTTACTGTGGGAAATTGATTGACACTTTCCTCCAATTGTGAGGCCAGTCTTATCTCACTGGGTTGACGCGATACACCATTAATGAGGTTGGGCGTTGAACCTTCAACCCGTGCCATTACCACGCCCGCCGCATGTTATAGTGAATATGCGGGTTCTTGAACAGATTATAATCCCCATTCTCAATAGCCGCCTTCTCAAAAGCTACCTTCGCCCGCATCAGGTTACGCAAACGTGCCTCGGTTGTCCCCTGCGCTGCGGGAAAACTCTCAATAAATTTCTCTACACAAAGGGCTGTGATATAGCGGCGAACGACGGCGGGCAATTCTTCCCAAGGAAGATGAAACGTCACCTCACATTTGACCGGCCTGTCAAACTGATAACTCTTAGCCCCCCTGTCATAGAGGCGTTGCCCCCGAACAATACAATTCCCCTCAAGACTATCAGCATTAACAATATTGGAGGGAATGACAATCTCTTTGGTGAGGCTGTCCGGTTTAAATTCATAATCTTTCTCATGATTGAACCAGTAACTCTCCTGTTGAAAATCCCGTGCAGTCCCCCGCAACACCACCAAAGCCGTATGGCCGGAAGGAGGCAGATTATCCAAAGCTTCTACAGGGTCTTCCCCAATGGAAGCGAGAAGTTCATTCACCGCGGCAAGCTCACTGGCTGCCCCTATTATTTCCATCTTGAAAACTCCTTGATATAATAAAGGACGCCGCAAGGTAACAACCCCACGGCGTCAAGTTAAAAGGAAAAAAGATTTAAGATTCTACGGCTTCACAACCTCAATGGCACATTCAGGGCGCAAAATCCCATGCCCGACTGCATATTTGGCAACCATCAGGGTTGACTGATACATGATTTGATATTCACTCTCCACCGACAAATCCATCAATTGAACCGTACCAACAGCCTCCTCCTGCATGACATGGAAAACTGTCTTGGAAAAGTCGCCCCTATATTTTGGCAGAACATCAGCAGCAGCCAGTTCATTACTGTTGGGAATATTGTTCGTTTTGGCGATAGCAATACCCGCCAAAGAACCAATAAACCCGTTGGACATTGAACCGTCACCGTCCCAATCCTTATTGATAAGGTGAGGTTCTTGTGCCGCAACATAATAAGTAACAGGAGACACGAGTGCCCAACGGCGGTCTGTGGGAACATTCTTCTCATCCAAAGTTTGGGCACAAGCAAACAAGGCCTTTTTGAACTCCATGGCATTTGTGCCTACAGTGGCCGCACCTGTGATGACACTTCCCCCTTGTTCACCGGCAAGAGTTGGAGCAGAACGGGCTGCCAGAATAGCCACACGGGCAATATTGCGGTCATAAACTTGAGCCAAAGCATCACCCATTTGACGGGAATAAGGCGCACCCACATCATAATGGTTCTTCAATTCATCAATATCAGCAATCGCGACATTGGCCGACAAAAACCCATCAACAGTAATAACGCGCTGATTATGCGCAATAGGCGTGCCTGTTAGCTGCGTACCGGGGTCTCTGTAGTCCGCGCTAATCCGGCCAATAGCGGGGAATTGTGCTGATTGTCCATTGTGAATGGTACGCACTCTATGCTTATCTTTATAGATACATTTCTTGTTATAGGTGGCGAGAATTTCACCGGAAAATTGGGTTAACCATAGGGCATCGGCTGCACCTGTTTTTTCGATTTGACCCAAGCGTGAAACATTTAAATTAGCCATATAAATTATTCTCCTTCATGATTGTTATTCGTTGTTAAAAATTGAGTGTAGAAAGCCGTCAAGCGTTTGCCACAAGCTTGTAGACGCAATTCACTTCCCCGTAAGCGTGTAAGAAGTGATAAGACTTGCCCCCGCGTCAAAGTCTTTGTCCGTGGAAATTTGGTTGTCGCATCAAAACATAAGACAAGGTCAACAGGCAGCGGCGGCAAATAACTGATTTGAGATATGTTAGTTGTTCCAGAATGGGTGCAGCCGCTCAACATCAGAAGGAAACAGACAAATATGGTCATCATGGTCTTCTTCCAATTGCTTAATATAGGCCACCATCTCGTTCTGCTTGGCCTCATAATCCCTCCTTTGTTGTTCATCAGCCAGTGCCTTTTTGTTATGAGCTTCATAGGCGCGTGTAATGATGCGTGTTTGTTGTTGCCAATGGTGGGCAAGCTTGACGGCCTCCTCAAGTTGAGCCGTGAGGAGGGCTCGCTGGTGCACCATCTGCCGATTCAAACCCATGGTGAGAATAAGAGCGATAAGGCCGAAACCCACTCCTGCCAGTTTCCAGTGACGTATCAAACCCATCAGCATAAGGTTCTTCTCCTTCCTGTTGAAATTGAGGGGACATACAGGCGAGGAGGCGGCGATAATCCAGATGCCCAACACCAACATAAGAGCCATACAAAGCCCCAATCAGTGCCAAGCAGCAACTCACCGCCGTGCTTCCTTGCCCCGTATAAAGACTGTAAAAGGCAAGCAGCCAGCAAAGGGCGGTATTAATGCCCAAAGCCAGCTTGCTTGTTCGTCTCGTTGAGGGTTTACGCATTGGCCGCATCAGATTTGATAAGCTTGCCCAAGGCGTCTTTGCGTACATCAAAAGACGGACACGCCTTATTTGCATATTGATTATGCCCGCTGATACGCTTGATGCTTGGATATTGTTTGACAAGGTCACGACAAAGCTTCAACAAGGAAGCGCGTTGCGCGGGCGTGCGTGTATCCTTGGGCGTCTTGCCGTCTTTTTGGACACCACCAATGTAACAAATACCAATCGTACCGGCATTGCGCCCCCTGCAATGTGCACCGATTTTTTCTAAAACCCGCCCCTCTTCAACCGTGCCGTCCAGCAAGACAATATAATGATAGCCAATATCAGCAAAGCCTCGTTCCCGATGCCATACTCTAATATCCCTTGCTTTGAAATTGACCCCTTCCGGCGTGGCTGAACAATGAATGATAATCTCTCTAAGAGGACGCATATCAGAAATTGGAACGCTTCAATTTCTCAACCACCCGCGCCCTATAAGCAGGGTCTTGAGCATAGAGCGGGTTGGATTGGTCACGTACCAGCTCCTCAAAAGAATGATATTTATCACTTGCCGCCCCATTCGTGCTGTTGACGGGCATAACCAGCTTAGGCTTGAAACCATTCGCCTTTTCATAATCAGCCTTCAAAGCCCGCAAAGCCAATTGCATTTGCCCCTTATTATCACTTTCAACGGCTTGATTATAAGCTGCCAACTGCTCTTGCCCCCAAGCTGAAGCTGCCCATTGTTGCATCTTGCCCAAATGTTCCTCCCCTCCGGCCTCGGCGATGAGTTCATTGTGGACTGTTTGGGCTTGAGCATGACGATAAGCGATATAATCTTCAGCAATGTCTTTAGAAATACCAAGGGCTTCAAGCTTGGCAAGTTCTCCATCAGGTATCGTCCCACTTTCCAGCCATGAAGTTTCAATCGCCGCGACATCAAGCCCCGCCTCCTTGATAATTTCCTGCTCTTGCTCCTGTTGCTCTTGTTGTTCTTGATTTCCTTGAACTTGTTCAGGAACAGCAGCGGTTGGTTGTTCAGGAGCGGCGGCTGGTTGTGTGGGGGCAGCGGCAGCCGGTTGTGCGGAAGGGGTTACACCTTCCACGGCTTGAGCGGCTTGTGCATCAAGTGATAAGTTCTTGGGGGCTGAAGCCCCTGTTGGAGCTTGGGTAATTGTGAGTCCTTGAAAATTTCCCATCAGGCAATCCTCGTCTCAATAATAAGGCCTTGACCCTTATCCACCTGTAGCCATTGCCCCCCCTCCCGCTCAATAAGCGTTGTATCTTCTCTAGAAGTCTCTTGAGCAATGAGAGAATTCTTGTCTGCCTCATCATCTTGTGCGTTTCGTTTTACCTTTAAATTACTCATTATTCTAACCCTTCCTTTATCTGTTGTTGGGCAAGTCCGCCCAATTGATTAACGGCATTGGGTGCGATTGATTGCACCATCTCCATCATTTGCTGTTGCTGCTGTTGGGCTTGTAACTCTTCCTCACTCATGAGAAGCCCATCCGTTTCAATGTTAAGGCCGTTTGCCAGTCTGATAGCGATTTGCTCCCATTTGAGCATTGCCCCTGCTGGTGAAGAGCCGACAAGGTTTAAAAATTGCATCAGGTTTGATAAATCATTACCCCGCCCTAACGCATCCATGCCGGTTACAACTTTGGGTTGCGTCATGTCTTTAGGCAGTTGAGGCAGCGAGCCTGTGGCTTCCAGATTGGCAATCTGAATTTTTGCCAAAGGAAGCTGCAAATCTACGGCCAGCAAGGAATAAGCCCCGCCTAATGTATCCTCAAGCTCCCGTGCCATATAGCGGATTTCCTCCGCCGTTACACGTTCACCTGCACGTTGAATGGCCGTGTTCATCAAGAAGGCAAAGGATAAGGATTGCTCCAATTTATCCATCGTCTCCCGTGCAACCCGAAAATCATTGTAACGCTCAATCTGCAAAAAAGAGACATCCTCACGCATACCCATAATAGGTTGACCATTGGCTGCCTCGGTTAAATCTTTGGCAGTAAGGGCTGAAGCTTGCGGGTTAATCAAGGGAATGACACGAGAAGCAATCGCCACAAACTCACGGATTGAGCCCGATAAGGTTTCCAGATGAACAAGGTCTCCTAGATATTCCTCAATCAAGCCACGTCCATAGCTCTCACCATCCACCTTATTATAACGCAAGGCCAAAAAGGGAAGCTGTTCAGGCAAATATGCCCCTTGACTGTCCGCTATCATCAGCCCCTCAATTTCTTGATAGACTGTGTAACGGCCTTCCTCATTCAAGAGGATATGGGTATAAAGCTCAACAATATCTGAACCTTTACCCAGCGGCTGATTGGGATTGGAAACTCCCACATCATGCAATGTTTGAGGGATTTGTTCCCTTAACTCCTTGGGCAGGGACGTACGGGCGACTTCCTCCCGTCCTACCCATTCCAAAAGATTACCGCGTGGGTCTCTTTGACAAACATATTTGTCCAAAGCGTAAACACGCGCCCGTCCCTCACTGGGCAGAAACAAGGTTGCATTCCCGCTCACCACCAACAACCGGAACATTTCATACAGGGAAGAACGTAACGCCCGTTCCTCAAAATCAGCCATGATGCGGCGGACATACTGCCCAAATGCCTTGTCAATTTCATCTTTGACACCTTCTTGAGAAGCAATCTCCAAGGCAGTCATCGCGTCCACTTCCATTTTTAAGTAAGGCGCATTGGGTGGAAACAAGGCCATTAATAATTTTGCGGATATATTATTAACACCCCGCGCCCCCATTGACTGCTCCGGCGTGATGAAACGGCTTGAACCGCTTGCGCCTTCAGGAGGCAATAAAGTAGGCAAGGTGAGCTTGGCACATTGACGCGCCCTGTCCAGATAAGGACGCCTTTCCATCTCAAGCGTATTATAGCGAGCTTTGGCCGTCCCTTCAGGCGCATTCATATATTGACGCCAGAATTGGCAGAACCAGAAACTTGTTGGCTTAACTCAATCCGCAAAGGGTTACGCCGTTTCTTGGCTTTGGCTTGACCATCCTTCTTGATGGCAACAGGGTCTGGAGCTTTTTCTGGTTGTTCTGGTGGTTTGGGAATGATGCTTGGAGGGGCATCGGGGATTTTAGGCTTCTTGAATACACACAATTTTTATGAACTCCTTAAAATTTGTTGATAAAATTCTGGAAGGGTTGAGCAATTGTAGAGCGTACGGTCAAAAGAAAAACCCTCTAGCAATCCCTCACTAGGGTGAGTGTTTGGAAGCTTGGCACAAGGGCGAATGATTTTCCAAACCTGCCCGCCTCGTATCTTAATCGCTTGATATTCTTCCACAAAGCGAACATCATCAATAACAATATTTGCCTTCTCCCCCACCCATTCAAACAAGGCACGCACCCACACATCCTTCGCAATGAGGTTTCGTCCCCATTCCTTGCCTAAAGTCTGCATAAGCTCACGCACACTCTTATTGTTCAACTTGGGGATTGGAGTCTCTTTTGAGGACGTCATTAACTGGTCTACAACCTCACCAGAAATCCCGTAATGTTGAAGAAAGCAGCGGGTCATTCTTTTAAGGGGCGCGGCGAAACTAACCGGCTGAAAGTCAAAAGCATCCGCCAGAAATTGGGCGAGAGTGGTTTTTCCTGACCCCGGGGCAGAAGAATAAAGCCCGACAATCATCTGTTGGGTTGCCATAAAATAGGTCTCCTTGTCTTGTAATCATAATCTTCATGGCGCAAAATCCGCGCCACTCTTGCGGTTTGAAGAGCTTGAGCCTCCCCAAGTCCTGCTTTTTCATATTGAGCGACAATCACACCCCACATTTCATCCAAGGGAATATCCGCAAGCAGCTTTTCGGCCTTGACTTTGCCCACTTTTGGGCAGCCACCATAACCATCTGTCGGGTCTCCCGTGAGGATTTGGGTATAAAAGAAACGGTCGGCCTCCACTTCAAGCGTCTTGGAAGGTGCATCATCCTTATCAGGATTCCAAAGCCAAGCAGGAATGCTTTTCAAATCCTTATCAGTGGAAACAATAATTTTGCGTCCCCTAATAAGGGTGGGGTGCGTGGCGAGAATCCCAAGCACATCATCAGCCTCTAATTGGGGGCGAATATACGCGTTGTAAGTCTCTTCCACATAAGCCCGCAACGGTTGAAGCAATAGCGGCCTTTGAACATTCTTCCGATTGGCCTTGTAACTGGGCAAGATATTTTTGCGGAAATTGGCCTTATCCGACAAAGCAATAATCAGTTCGCCAGCTTTGAGTTTGTGACGAACTTCCCTGAAACTCTCATCCAGATTGACTTGAGCCGTTTGCAAATCAGCCGTTAGACTATATTGCCCATCCCCAAAATCTGTAGCTGTTTGCGCCCCAAGGGCTGCCTTATAAATGAAAATATCCCCGTCAATGAGTAGTGTGGGCTTCATCAACCTCAACCTCAACCATCGTTGATAAATCCACCTCGGCAATCGCCACAAGAGCAACTTGCCCACCTAGAACTGCCATGGCCGCAACCGCTTCATCCCTTGTAGGATAGGTTTGGGCACGGGTTAGGGAGCATGTCCAACTCATGTGATGAAAGCGGTTTGCCTGATAACGCCCCTCCTTATTCTTGAGGACATAGAAGAATTCAGTCATTCTTCCTCCTCTTCCAGCATTTTAGGCAAGCCATATTTGCGCCTAAGATAAGCCTCTTGCGCCCACTCACATTCTCGCGGCCGTGAGGTCAATGAGTGAGGCAGCATCTTGAGGGTGAAGAAAGTGCCATTCTCCTTGAGCTTTATGACCTTTGTAGAGCGTAATAAGTATTCTTTCAGCCTTGCAGACATCCACGAAATAGCGATAATAATAGAGTAAATAATCACGGTGCGGGCTTCCTGTTTGATAAGTCCTGAATCTTGATTGAAGGGTCGTTGTCCGGCCAATCTTGGAATAACCAGGCCATGCGGGATTTGTGATGACATAAAGATAGCCACCTCCTTTGTTTCTACGTTTCATCTTGTGGTTAAGAATATTCAGGTTTCAGTGGGTATCGCGCCACGTCAAACCCTGTGAGGCATTGCCCTGTAAGGGACAAGCAAATTTCAGAACTTCACCCGCCTTTCTGATAGAGTCTTGGGATAAATTCATGACCAATTCGGCATGGTGAGGAAGCACATCAATCTGCCACTCATCATGAACATTGGCACAAAATTCATAATCAGAAGAAGGAATAAGCCCTTGAGTTTGCAGGTCTTGGTCAAGAATAACCAAAGCCTGCTTCATGATGATTGCACCCGCTGATTGCAGAAGCGTGTTGAGTGCCCCATGTTGGGAGCGTACCACAAGTTTACCTCCATCAAGGCTCTTGAGATAACCGCGCGTTGTTGCAAGACTTTTAACCTGTTCAGTCAACACCTTCAAAGCAGGAAGACTTGTGAGAAACTGTGAACGCGAATGCTTTCCGGCAGCCGCAATTTTATTATCTGTTCCCTCACTCCCCATAATAGTTCCAAGCTTGAAATCCCCCGCGCCATATAAAAAAGCATAAAACCACACCTTGGCAATATCACGCCCGCTTATCTGTCTTGTTTCAATAGGGTAAGTCTTGAGAGGGTCAAGCCCTAAAGCCCTTGCATTGACTGAGTGCATATCTGTACCTTGCGCTTTATCTCCTTTCAAAATCGTGTTGATATAATCCCCGCCGTCATATCTAGCCATATAGCCAGCAAGACAACGCAACTCCAAAGCATCTGCATCACAACCAACCAAGACATAACCTTCACGCGCCCTAAACAGGCTGCGACATTGCTCCCCAAAAGGTGAAGCGCTAGAAGGAACTTGAGCCATATTGGGGTTGGAATGGGTCATGCGCCGTGTCACCGCGCCCACACTCATCACGCTACCATGAATGCGCCCCTGTCGCTCCTTCTTCAGCCACGCTTGAGAACCTTCAGCCAGTTGCGCAATGCGCTTGGCTATCAGCATATAGCGCGAAAGAAGTTTTGCCTCCCCATAAGGCAGCTTGGATAAAACCGACTCATCCACTTTGGGACGCCCTGAAGGGGTGAATTCTTGAGGCTGCCAGCCGTAAAGTTTCGACAACCGCTTGGCAATGTGAGAGGTTGAACTTGGATTGAACTGTGTGAATTTTATTTTTGTGTAGGTTGAACCCTTCTCATAAAGTATCTTGGTCTTTGTTACAGGGCAGTTGACCCTGCGCGTTCTTTTGATAGTCACCGGCGCACCATCTGCCTCAAACCACGAACCAAATATCTGTTTGAGTTGCTGTTCCAAGACTTCACGCTCACGGATAAGCTCAATATAAAATTGCTCGCCACGTTCGACATCGAAAGTAAAACCCCATCTTTCTTGACGCTCCAAAATACGCGCCACATCCATCTCAAGCCAAATTGAGCGGTCGGAATGAGGCGTGATAGGTATCGTATCAGGGTGAACACCTGTGCGCTTACAAGCCTCAAGCTCCTTGACGGTTGCGCTGTCATAACCCGCCCATACGCGACAAGCGCGGTCATAGAGGGCGTGGGTCACTTCGACATCCTGCTCACAATAATCTTGCATCTGCCTTGACCATGAAGCCCAAGGGTCAATACCTTTATCTTTACAAATCTCGGCATAGTCCCCCTTCCATCGTCGCAATCGATAACCAAACGCCTCTAATGAGTAGCGGCCAAGAAGCCTTTTGGGCAGGATTTTCTTCCCCACCAAGCCATAATCACTCTCCTCTATTTGTGGCCACATCAGCCGTGAGAGGATAAGTGTGTCTAACAACCTTCCTTTTGGTTTGAAAGTTGGATAAAGTTTCGTGAGTGCAGGAATATCAAATTTGATGATATTATGGCCGATAAGCTCATCAGCCTCTTGCAAAAGACTTAAACCTTGCGGGATTTTGTCCCCATGAAGTGACCAGACTCGGCCGCTATCAGGGTCTTTGAGAACTAAAGAATGGATTGTGGTTAATGTGTCAAGAAGCCCGTTTGTCTCAATGTCAAATATATAAGCCACTAGGAACGGACTCTACAGTTTCTATAAACTCCGCAAGGGCGTCAAGGGTGGCGTTCGTTGAAGCCTTCCATGAGTGTTCTTCCGGCAGAAAATCCAGCATCTCCTCCAAAGAGTCTTTCAGGTCGTGTAAATCCTCTAGGTCTTCGTATGTAAATTTAAGTTCTTTTTTCATAGTTATCTTACCTTTCACTTTTAAAAGGGTGCATCATCTGCATCTGTTGAAAAATCATCAGTCTGTTTTTGTGGGTTTTCCTCAAAAGGATTATGTGTAGCCTCGCTCAACCGCCCCGTTTCAGGATTATAAAGAAGATGCCCCGCCTCTCCGGTCTCACCCGTATAGCGGTTTTTCAAAACCCGCAAGGTCAAGATATTTTTGTTGTCGCTTTGTTGGTCACGCTCCGCACCAATGACAAAATCAGACAATTGCGCAATGGCAGCACTGCCTCTTAATTGGGCAAGAGAGGTGCGCGCCCCATCCTCATGTCCTCTGTCACCTTGGGGACGCTTCAAGTGCGAAACAAGTATAAGAATAATCCCCAATTCCATTGCTAAGCTCTTGAGGGTGGTCATGATATTGTCAATAAGACGCCGCTCATCCCCCTCATCTGTGCCTGAAACAATAATGGATAAATGGTCAAGAATAACAATAGAACACTCACAACCCACCCGCATATAACGAATCTTGGCGAGAATATTGTCGATGCTTGTTGAACCAAAATGGTCATAGAGAAAAACTCTCCCTGTCCCTAATGTGGCATCAAAACCCTGTCTGCGCTGCTCCTGTGACAAATCCTGCCAAATCGTATGAGCGGGCAAGTCAAGAGCCAATCCAATCAAACCTCGCGCCGTACGCTGAATATTCTCCTCCAGCATAATCATGCCTACCGTCTCTTGGGATTGGATAAAATGATAGGCCAGTTCGCGGACAAGGGAAGACTTGCCCGTACCTGAACCTGCCGTCACCGTCCATAATTCCCCCGCCCTTGCGCCAAAGGTCATCGCTTGTAGCTTTGAGAAAGGTAAGGAGAGTGAGGAGACATCCTCTTGAGCATCTAACTCTTCCCACAAATCAACCCCTGCGATGATACCATCCGGCCTGTAGGCTTTGGCTTCAAATATGGCACTGACCACCTCCGCTCCCCGCCCTGCCATCAACATTTCACTGGCATCTTTGAGAGGTAATTTGGCAACTTTTAATTTACCGGCTTTGAACCGTAAGCTGGCACATTTCTCAACCGCCTCACGCCCCGCTTCGTCATTATCAAACATCAGGATAATTTCTTCAAAACCATCAAGCCACTCAAAGGTAGATTGCAAAGCACGCTTCGCGCCACTTGCCCCTGTAGGCAATGACACAACCGGCCAACGGTTACCTTGAACTTGACTAACCGAAAGCGCGTCCAGTTCACCCTCGGTTATCGTTACACGCTTGCCACCATCTCGCCAAAGATGCTGCCCATAAAGCCCTGCGGATTTTGTGTCCCCTAAAAACTTGAATCGCTTATCAGCAAACCTTAGTTTTTGCGCAATAATATGACCGGTTATATCCCGATAATTGGCAATTTGAACCTGCTCACCTTGATAAAGGCCTTTGGTATAACCCCATTTTGCACAAGTCTCTTGAGTGAGTTTACGCCGAACAAGCTCACAAGCTTCCCCATGAGGGATTAAGCCTGTGTCAACTTTAGCATGAGAGAGGGGCGAATGCCCCCCTCCTTCACCTTTTTCATAGTAACCACACCCAAAACAGTAACCGTGACCATCTGTGTAACGTGCTAAATTATCCTTAGAACCACATTGAGGACATTGTTCATGGCGAATAAACTCACTTGTATCTGCTTCACTCATGTATGATTATAAGCCAATAACAGTAAAGCACCTATCTGTACAGCCGTTGAAAAAGTAACGTAAGTTAGCGTAGCTAAAACCCAACCTTGTAAAAAAGCTCGTTCCTCTCTATCGCGAAACTCCATTATTTATTCTCCTTTATTTTTTGCGGCTCACCATAGAGCCGATAACGCACATAAAGCTGGCCTGTTGAATCCCATCTGCGTTCAGCACAAATCTCATAGCCACGCTCGCGCAACTCACTGATGCGTTTAGGCAAAGCACGACACCGCCATAAGGCTTGGGCTTCTACATTGGTGATTGTCTTGCCGGATTGGAGATGCGCCAATATCAACGCACTCATTGATTTTTCATTGATTTGATTGGAAGGTTTAGACATTTTCGTTGATTGGTTCAATTTTCATTACCTTGTTTTATCTGTTCTTGAATTTGGCGATTTGGTTGATAACCCTCAAAACTTGTTCACAAGGAGGCTCATTGAGCCACGCTTCAGGAATGGATTTGGCGGCATAAAGAAAGCCTTCCTTTTCACACCATTTGGCATAAGAGGTCGGGCTGGACTTACTGATTTTTGCTTTTGGGTTTTGAAAGATAAAGCGAATATCCAATTCAGGGTGAGACGCTTTGATATATTTATGTTTCTGGCGGTCTTGAACAGTGAACCGCCCTTTGGTCTCAATCAATATGCCATTGGGCAGAATAAAATCAGGCGTATAATGACGCTTGAGGGCGGGCTGAAGGAAGGGAAGACGCAATGTCTCATACCCCGCTTCAATCCCTTTGAGCCTTAATTCTTCCTTTATCCTTTCTTCAAATCCTGACCTAAACCCTTGAGCAACACCATGAAACGGCCTAGAAATCCGCGTAATCGTCTTCATTCTCGGTCGCTGCCGGTGCGGCTTCCTTGGCAGGTTCTATAGCCTCCTCAAAGGCAGCACTGTCAAAATCAAAACCGCCGTCACCTTCAAAGCCATAATCTTCTGCGCTACCCACACTTCCTCGTGATACCAAAGAAGTAATCTGCACGGCATTGAGCCGCAACATCACACCATATTGCCCCAAAGGCGTAAAATAAGGGGTGACTTCCAGATTAACCCTGCCCTTTGAGCCGCTCCATACCTCTATGGTTCTGGGTAAAAGCTTGGGCGGAATAGCACTATCAAACAAAGGCGGGGGTGGGGCTTGCCATTTTTTACCTTCCTTGGTTTTGCCGGAAGCTTTGCGCTTGATACGCATAACAACCTCACCTGTTGCCTCCTCCGTTTCTTCATCATAAATATCTGAATAAGGCTTGTTGGGCTGCACGCCGCCTTTCTCTTCAATTGTTTTGCGGGTTTTAAGAGCCAACTCCTCAAACTTTTCTAAAGCCTCCAGTCGTGATTGCTCCATCACCTCATCAAGCTTACTCAAAAACGCTTGAACATTGGGGTCGTTCTTGTCCAAGATAAGTCTTGTCTGGAAACTTCCCTCAACATCTGGATATTCTTTTGTTCCATAGTTGGGCGTGGTGAGGCTTGGATAAACAAGCACGCCTACAGGCGTTGTCATTTTACGACCCTTGACCTTTCCAGCACTTTTTGTAGTTTTTACCATCTTAATGTAATTTGCCTTTCTCAATAAGTTCAGCCAAACGGGACATGCCCTTGGCCGTGATAAGTACTTGCGTGGCGATATGATTATCACCTGTGTATCTGTTTAAATAATCCGTCTCACGATGCTCAACCATCCCCGCATGACGGGCGCGGTCATAGGCAACCAAATTGCCGTCACCTTTGCGCCGGAAAACCCATTTGCGATTGATAAGCCACTCAATAAAACAACTGCGTTTGACTTTTAAAATTTTGGCGGCATCAGAAATAAGGAGAGAACCTTTGGCACTTTCCAGCCGGTCAAGAATTTGAAGCCGCTCACCCTGTTGTTCCACCAAGCCAGACAAACGTTCGTTCTCATCCTTCAGATGGGTGAGGACGCCCAACATCACCTTCGGGTGCGAATAATCAATCGTCGAAAGAGAGGACTTGGCACGCCTTTCACATTTAATAAAATATGCCCGCGCTTGGCGTCCCCGCTCATTGCGCTCAACCATCGACAACTCTTTCGCCATGTCGAGAGTGAGATGATAGTCAACTCGATTATGTCCACCGCGAGTTTTGCCGACTTCGTTTTGCTCCATAATTTTGTGGAGCGTTAAAACATAGTCCTGATTTTCAACAAAATCATATTACTGTATTCGGGATTTTATCCAAGTTGAAAAATCCTGTTTGCTCTCAAGAAACCTATGCAAATCCCTTGCATTGATGGTTTGAACCGGATTTCCCCCAAACTCTCCAGTGGAAACAACGGGAAAGTTAGGCTGGGGCTGAATTGCTATGTGCACCATCTTAACGCTCTCCATTATAATACAGGTTATAAAGCTCATCAATATCAATACCTGCATTATAGAGGTCTTCCTCAAGCAAGCTGGGTAACTTATAACCTAACTCCAACAAGCTCACGGCAGCCTCAATGGCCTCTTTGTAGATATGAGGAATTCTTCCATAAATAACCAATGTCTCATTTCTCCTTTTAAAGCTCATATCTCATGTAATCGGCCAAAGCCCTGTAATGCTGTTCTTGTCCATGACGGGAAGCAAGTATGTTGTTTGCCACCGTGAAAGCATCCCCAACATCAATGGAATGACGCTTGCAAAACATCATCAAGGTGACGGCAAAAGAAACCGATTGAAGCTCTTGATTTTCAAATTGGGTTTCGCTCACCTGTTGAAGAGAGGTTTGAATGACATCTGATGGATTAAGATTGTTGAGACGGTCATAATTAATGGAGGGTTTCATTCTCGCCCTCCTCATTGTGTAAATATTGGGTCTGCCTTATGCGTTTTTGTTGACGCTGTTGCGCTCGCGCCCGCTGCCAGTAAGGACGCCGGTAAACTCTAAAACTTCTCTTTTCTTCTTGCTTGCCTAAGCCTAAATCGCTCAAAGCCTTGACGACAAGTTTTCGCAACTTGCTAAATTCGCTATGGGACATCTGGTTACGGTCAAAAACAACACCATCTATAGTAATCGTGTTGCTATCAGCCCCAAAGTGCATGATGATTTCAGGCATAAGTTTCTTGTTGTTTTGCATAGTTTTCTAAAAACCTTTTGAGTATTTTGATTGGGTGGACTCTCGGAAAAAAAAACCTTCCCAATGTCCTAGAGGGAGGGGTAAGGCCTGAATTCAGGCAAAAAAATATCCGCTTGCGCGGACTTCATTAAGGTCTAAACCGCCAACAAATGGGCGGGGCGGGATTTGGGGCTGCACCTCGGGGGGTACGGTTGCGTGTAAAAATAGCTCCAAAGCCTCAATACTCTCATACATTTTGACAAATTGGTCACGTAAAATGACCGCCAGCTTCGCTGTTTTGGCCGCTGTCGTCCCATAACTATCATGAATCATCGCAAAATTGGTGATACCTTGGTTGAAAGCTTCATTCACGGTAAAACTTAACGCACTCGCGTCAAGTGAATGAACAAAATTTGGCGCAACACCGCCAGACTGGCGCACCTTATCAGGGACATCAAAGACTTCTACCGTGTATCTGGGTTGAAACCGGCTTCCAAATAAAACCGTATCTATCCGCTTTTCTTCCCTGTGAGGATAATTTTGATAAACCGGAAAACCCGTGGGAGCTTCCCATGACAAAAATGAACCCTGCTTGACTGCCACATTTGCCGTGCGTCTCAACCAGTCCATCGCCAAACGTGCGGAAACAACAACATCCCCCATTGCCCGCCACACATGCCCCGCCAGCCAATTAATGGCTTTAGGTAATTCTAAAGGCGGATAAGGCGCATCCCCACGCTCAACAATGGCCTCACGGACATAATCCTTGCAAGAAGAAAATGTCCCTCCATAAGGCAAAACCATCACGGGACGTTTGGTAATCTTACGGCATATGCCATAGTCAAGCCACCGCCTCGCGAGCTCCGCCTCTTCCTCATCGCCCTCTTCTAAAACACCTCTAAGACGCTTTTCTACCTCTTGCGCCACCGTCTTATAAATATCCTGTGGGCTATCAGAAGGGGTGAGATTGACCGCTTCACCCGCTACAGGGTCACGCAACATCGCTGAATAATGTTGTAAGCCATTACATGAACCATCCAGCGCAACAGGCAGCCTACTTATAAAGGTTTCCCCCCGCTCCTCGGCTTGAAGCAAATCCGCCCACTCCATACACCAGCTAAGGAAACAAAAAGGACTATCCGTTTGTGCCCACCAAAGATTATCCAATGGTGATGCGGCAACCTCAACAATCCGTTGTTCATTATCCTTAACCCATTGTAAACGCTCACGAAACGCCACCTTGTCCAAGCCATAAACATTTGCTCCATGTATCGCCAACCAATCTCGCGCTTCTTGTGTCGTGATAGCATCGCCTTTGCTGAACATCAACAAACCTTTGGCAAGTTCAGCACCTTGAGGTTGCAAGTAAGACACAACCGAATAAATGCGCCCGCGAAAGTCAAGCTGATAAGGAAAATAAATTGCTTCATAATCCACAAAATCTCGTGCCATGCTCAAGGTCTTATAAACGCCTATCCTTTGACCTATCAGGGAAGCGTTCTTGTCATGAAGGTGACGGGCTACAGCCCGCCAAGCCTTATCCGCCTCTTTATTGGTTGCGTAATCCTCCGGACGGGGCGGTATTGTGTGAGCAGGTTCAGGCAGCCCCGCAAGTCCGCTATCTTGTGCCGTCAAATATTCTGCAACCTCCAAAACGCGCTTGTTGACACGCCACGGGGTGCGTTGCAGCGTATTGATGGTCTTATAAACAATTGACAAATCAGCCTGTTTGAGCAGCCTTTTATGAACCTTGGAGCGCGTCTTGACCAACGTCAACGGCCATGCAAAAACATCTGTATGATAACCCCCACCTACCAAGTCGTCCCAATCCTTAGGTTCTATGACACAAGGCAAATATTCGGGAGACAAGAGCTCACATTGACCGTTAAGTTGGGCTATCCAAACCTCAAACCGTTCTGTCGGGGTGATAAGCTCTTGACAACGCTTGTTGCGCCTAACCCTGACAACCTGAAACAAACCCGTTGACACACAAAGAAGTTCAACCAGTTTGAGGCCTAAAATAAGTTGTTCCTGCTTTGTCCACCATTCCCAACCATCGTCCCTATCCGTATAAGCCCGCAGAAAAGTAGACTGTAAGCTGGTACAACGGTCGGAAGGGTGATTGGCGGTTGAAGGCCGCGCCAAGCGAGCCTTGGCATAAGCCAGAAGGTCGGGGTCACGCTCTCCAAAATACATTGCCCGTGCCTCTACCTCCAGATAACGCCCAAGACGTATAGCCATTGCCGTTAATTTGCGGTCGCGAACAATCCCGTCCAAAACCATTTTGAGCACAATAAAAGCGACCACACTACTCTCAAAAGTTGCCAAGAGCTTAGCCGCTGAATGACGCCGCCCTACCTTCTTTGACCTACAATGTTGCAAAAACGCATCAATTGCCTCACTGAAAGGCTCAACCGCACTCATCATGACGCGGCGATAGCTGACAGCATCGGTTGCATGTTCCTTCTCAACCCTTCCTTGATAATTTTTTCTGAATTTTTCAATACCTAATGTTGCCATTTGCTGATCTAAACGAGCTTGTTGTGCAAACAAATCCGTGGTCATATATACTCTCAAAAATCTTGTATGAAGTGGAAACCACGCGCAAAAACAACCGCCTACAGTGAGACGGCTTGTTGTGCTTCTTGCGCTTTGAGTGCTAAAATTTTAGTGGAGTGTGGAAAAGTTCAGTCAAACCCATTTGCAGGTTTTTAACGCCCTTCCATGCCGAAAAAGACTGTTAAAATGACGCCCGTTCCGTGAAATGCCACACATTCCCCAAAAACTTCAGTGTTTACAAAAACGGTTAACGGTTAACTCTTTTATGGACGAGAACAGAGCAGAAAGCAGGGCGGCGTTTGCTAGGCGTATCGGGCGTTCCAAGGCCTATGTGACCAAATTGGTTGGGCGTGGTTTGCCGTTAACTCCTGATGGCAGACAAGTGTTGATTGCGGCAGCGTTAAGCTGGCTTGATGGCAATGTTTCTGCGTCTGATGGTAAGGGGGTAGGCGAAAAGACCCTTGACTTGAATGAGGCCAAAACACGGCTGGCTTTGGCCAATGCTCGTCGGGTGGAATTTGCGCTTGAGGTTGAACAAGGCCGTTATGTTTTGGCGGATG